CATTCAGCGAAGTGGGCAAGTGACGAAGAAATTGAAAATTTTAAATTTGAGCAAAAGCACATTGATGTTTGTAAAAAAAATAAAAACTGGAGTGCCGAGCAAATAACGCTTGCTGAAATTGCTTTTATCGCGCAAATGATGACGCGCAAAGAAAGAAATGAAAACCCATTTAAAAACCCATCTTTGCTTGCATTTACATACATCACGAATGGCTATCTTGATAAAGCAGTCAATCAGTCAAGACAGTACAACAGCAGCACACATGATCAAAACACAGTCACCGGCAAAGCAAGAAACGTTGGCAAAAAAGACCCGAGCAAAACGTATCACTTGGCAGAAAACCCGTTAACAAAAGAAGATTTGCAAAAATTCTTTGATGAATTAGATAGAGAAGATGCGGCAAAAACAGTCAAAAAACCAGGTGGCGATATGGCGCTTAGCGATGAAGACGAAGCTTTTGCTAGAGCTTTTATTGAGAATAACAAGCCGCTCGGTATTCCACATTTTTCAGGAATCGGCGGAAGATGATTAAATCAATTGACCTCGGAACCACAAGCGGCTTTGCTTGGTATTGCGCAAGTAATAATGCATATAATCACACGCATATTAACTTTGCCAAAGCCCCGAATTTATTGCCAAATGCAATTAAAAGCGATAAGCAAAAGCTTAAAAACAAAGCAATCAGGTGCGTTGCATTTGAAACATTTTTAAGCGTTTTTTTACAAGATGCTGAAATTGTTTGTTACGAGAAGGTTAGGAATCACAAAGGAGTAGACGCAAGTCATGCCTACGGTGGCTTTGAATGGGAGCTAATGAAGCAGTGCTTAAAGCTTGGTATAAAGCTTATTGAGTGTGAAGTTTCAAGCATTAAAAAGCACATCACAGGCAAAGGTAACGCTAACAAAGAAATGATGATTAAAGCGGTTAATGAGCGTGGTTTTAAAACAACACAAGATGATGAAGCGGATGCAATCGCAATTTTGCTTTATTATTTGGAAACACAAAAATGATTAAGAAAATAATAACATGCACGCTTTTAATGTGTGCTTTGCCAGCCTTAGCAGCTGATTTTTTAAAGAATTATGACGGAGACACGCTAACAGTCAAAGAGGGGCAAAATATCGTTAAATTGCGCTTACATGAGGTAGATGCGCCAGAACTAAAACAGTCATTTGGTAGAGAGGCAAAGCAAGCGACTAAAGCCTTGTGCGCTGGGGCTAATGTTGAGTGGCATGTGGTGGGCAAATCGTGGGATAGAATTGTAGCAAAAGTTCAGTGCAACGGCGTTGATGTAGGTGAACACTTGATTAGTAATGGCTTGGCGTTTGTAGATGAGCGTTACGCAAGCTATAGCAGCCCGTATTTTAAGCTGCAAGACGCCGCTAGAAATAAAGGCTTAGGTGTTTGGAGTGGCGAGTATTACAAGCCAAAAGAGTGTAGAAAAGATAAAAATATGTGTGGGGCGAAAAATGAAAATTGATTTTATTTTTGAAAAATTTGGCGAAGACTCTTTAAAGATTCTTAACTCTTTTAAAAGCCAACAAATAAAAATACCTGAGTTTAATATTAAAAATAATTCTCTAGTTAGGTCTTTTGCTAGTACATTTGGAAATGAGTCAATTGATTATTTTAAGCGATTGGCGGGCAAAAGAATATACATAAGTAATGAACCAATTAATCAATATATTAAGTTTGTTAAAAAAAAGGCGTTAAGTGAATTATCAAAAAAATGCACAACAATTAATAAAAAATATTAATTTGCATCAGGCTAAAATGAGCGGCACGCTTGTGTCAAATATTTTTTTGTTGCAATGATACCAACTTTGTATACTTATTGACTGCCTGAAATGCTTATAATTCAACAAATACCCTTTTGGCTTTTAAAAAATTGAAATGTTTTTTTTGTTGGCTTATAATTGTCTTCTGTAATAAAAAAGGTCGCAACATGAAAAAAGAAATGATATTAAAATTGAAGATAAATGAATTAAAAAAAGAGATTTGCAAAAATAAAATACTAGTTAATGCTTTAAATAAAAAAAATAACGAATTAGAAAGATTTGTTTTGCGGGCGATAGCTACATCTAAATAAATTTTAAAGCAAATTTAATATTTTTTGAAAGTTAGTTAAGTAGTGTGATGCAGATTATATATTGCTATGTATTAACAATAGATAATTTCTAAGCCACCTATGCGGTGGTAAATTCTGCATCACAAGTACATTATAACATGTTAAAGTATGTTGTCAAGATTTTTTATAACCACCCATTAAATTTAAATGCGCTTATTAATCTAGATTGAAACATGTTCAATTGATCTGAACTCATTTCATCAAGCGATGTTGCCGAATTCATTGACTCTCTTAATACAACATTAATCATTTGATTTTTTTCAAAATCGCCCGCCGAAAAAATTAATTTTTTAATCATTGGAAGCATATCAATTGTTGCTTGATTTATTATAGATTGTATCATTTTTTTGCTCCTTAAGCTGTAGCCTCTGAATTGCTGCTACTTGTTTATATTATAACGCAAATTCTCTATTTGTCAATAACATATTTTTTGTGTGGTTATTATTGCATTGAAGCCCATAATCTTCTGTTTTCTTCGCTGTCTTTGCTATCATCATATAGCCAAAAAAAATATTTCGACTTATGCATGTATACAATTCTGCAATCAATATTTAAATCTTCTAGCGCATCTTTTAATCGCTGCAGTAGTGTTGCGTGTGATTGTGCAGTAATGCACTCAAACTCTTTAACAAAAAAATGCAGGTCTTCATCGTTTTTATATCTAATAAGCGTAACTGAATAATTGCCATCAAGTTGTTTTTTTGCAACGCATGATTTAATCGCATTATCAATTATTTTTTTATAAAGCGCATGAATTTCAATCAAAAAAGCTTTCACATCTGGCTTTACTTCATTGTCTGAATTTTCCCAATACTGCACCGTGCGGCGGGCAACCCCCGCATAATTCCCGATGAATTGCTGAGAGAAGCCAAGCGACTCTCTCAGTGTTTTTAGTTCTGCGTTATTCATTTACTTCTTTTCTAAGCTCTAGCTGATTTAAAGCCAAGTTCTTGCATAATACTATTGTTTACGCCGGTATCGCATATAAATAGATTAGCGTTTAAGTCATAATACACTTTTGATTTTGATGAAAATCCGGTGTGCTCGCATAAATAACTCGCTCTATCTACAATTTTTGCGCCAATAATTTTAAGCTGCGCATTATTATTTGCATTATTTAAATAAAGACGCTTATTGTCTCCTTTTTCCCAAATTTTTGCGCCGGCTTTAATTAAGCTATTTATCAGATCTTCGCTTAAGATTTTTTTTTCTGTCATTTTTATTCTCTCTTGAGTTATAAGCTAGCTTTATTGCTTAACTTGATACTATTATAACACTTATTCTCTTATTGTCAATAACTTATTTTTTATAAGGTTATTATGCGTTGACAATAATACAACAACAATATTTTCATGCAAGCCATAAATTTGACTAAAAACACTGATTTTTTAGATAAAAAGCCTGATAGACTATAATTATTACAGTTTATCAAGCCCAAAAATGACAAAAAGAAAAAATAAGGATGACTTCTTAGACGTTGGCAGACCGCCGGTGTATGATGATAACCATCATCCTTATCGCTTATACGCCATGTTTTGGGACAACTCAGCAATTAAAATTGATGATGTAGCCAAGGAGTTTGGTGTGCATCGCGAAACCATTAACGATTGGATTAATAAACACCCAAGATTTTCCGAAGCTTACACTAAATGTAGGGGCGGATTAAAGGGTATGCTACTATATGCAGCTATAAATGAGGCTTTAGGCTATGATTATTATGAAGAAGCAAGCACTAAAGACGGTATTCAACAATTAAGAAAAAAAGCAAGGCCTCAAGCGGGCATTTTAAAATTATTATTAAGCAATTTTGGTATTAAAGAGCAGATAGACGTCAATCAAGATGACCAGCCTTTAGCTGAGGTCTTGAGAGAAATTTCGGGGAAGTTGCCCAAATGACTGTTTTAAGCCCTTACGCAAAAGATTTAGCAAGATGGTACCCCTTGGTTGATCATCCCACACAAACTGCATTAATTAATGATAACGTGCGCTTTAAAGTAGTGCCAGCTGGGCGGCGCTCAGGAAAAACGGAACGTGCCAAAAGGTTTGTTGTGCATACCGCTTTTAATAACCCAATGCCTTATTTTGTGGCAGCCCCTACAAGGGATCAGGTTAAGCGAATTTACTGGCAAGATTTAAAAAGTTTGTGTTTTGGCTCAGCTTTAAAACGTGGAGCGATTTCTGAGTCAGAATTAATTATTAAGTTGCCAAACGGCGCAAGTATTAGCTTAATCGGATTAGACCAGCCGCAGCGTATGGAAGGCGTGTTGTGGGCGGGCGGCGTGATTGATGAGATTGCAGACGTGAAAGCAGGGGCATGGGAAGAAAATATCAGCCCCGCGTTAGATACATTCAATCCTGAGCGCCCTGATTATCGAGCGTGGTGCTGGTTGATTGGCGTGCCTGATGGGTTGAATCATTATTATGATATGGCTGAATATGCGCGTACTGCAAATGATCCAGATTGGAGGCTTTACACTTGGAAGTCAAGCGATATTTTGCCGCCAGATGTGATTGAAGCAGCTAAGCGGCGCATGTCTAACAAGCAATTTAAACAAGAATATGAAGCTTCTTTTGAGACCGCAACGGGCAGAATTTACGAGGACTATGGTAAACACAATTTAACAAATGAAATTATACAACAAAATGAACAGTTAATGTGGTTTCATGATTTTAATTTTACCCCTCTTAGCAGCGGAATCGGTGTTCGTAGAGGCAATTCGCTTTATTGTTTGGATGAAATTATTTTAACAAGTGCGGTTGCGAGGCAATCAGCTTTAGAGTTTTGCGAGAAATTTAAAAATCATCAAAACAAAAATGTAATTGTTTATGGTGACCCAGCGGGGCGGGCAGGCGAAAAGCACGGTCACGCAAGCGATTACACAGAAATTGAAAAGGTGTTGCGTGAGCATGGCTGGACTGTTCAACGCAAGGTTAAAAATGCAGCCCCAGCGATTAGAGACCGACAAAATGCGGTGCGCTCTAAAGTCATGAATGCGGCGGGAGAAACATCGCTATTTGTGAACGCTGAAAGATGTAAATATCTGCATAAAGGCTTGGCAACAGTTACAACTAAAAAAGGTTCTGCATTTTTAGAAGAAGAAACCGATTACCAACACATTACAACAGCCGTCGGTTACTGCATTGATTATGAGTTCCCTGTTCGCATCGAGCAGGAGCAAACAAGCGGCTTTAAACCTACCCCATCAACTAACTTTTATGGGGCGAAAACATGGGGCGTATAAGCAAAGCAGAGCAATTAATTAATGTTCACGAACAAGCGATGCGTGAGTTTGATGAGATTCAAACAACAATGAAAGATGAGCGCTTACAATGTTTAAAAGATAGACGCTTTTATTCGATTGCAGGGGCGCAATGGGATGGTGCATTAGGTGATCAGTTCGAAAATAAACCACGGTACGAAGTAAATAAGATTCATCTTTCGGTCATTAAAATTTTTAATGAATATAGAAACAACAGAATTACAGTTAATTTTATTAGTAAAGATGGCAAGAATAATGATGAATTAGCAGAAACATGCGCAGCATTATATCGAGCTGATGAGCAAGATTCAGTAGCTGAAGAGGCTTACGACAATGCTTTCGAGGAGGCGGTTGGCGGCGGCTTTGGTGCTTGGCGACTACGTGCTGAATATGAGAACGAGGAAGACGAGGAAGACGAGAGACAAAGAATTAGAATTGAGCCCATTTTTGACGCTGATAGTTCTGTATTTTTTGATTTAAACGCTAAGCGTTTTGATAAGTCTGATGCTCGCTCTTGTTTTGTGATTACATCGTACACAAAAGACGCTTATACTTCAGAGTTTGGCGAAGAAGATTTTGCAACCTGGGATAAAAGTGTATTTAATCGTGAATTTGATTGGGTAACGCCTGATTTTGTGTTTGTTGCTGAATATTACAAAATTGAAGAACAAAAAGAGACGGTATATATTTACAAGGGCTTAGACGGGCAAGAAAAACGTGTTAAAGAGTCAGAGTTAGAAGAAAACGAAGATTTAGCGGATGTATTGCATGCCACGGGGTTTCGGGAAGTTCGGCAAAAGAAAATTAAGCGCAAGCGTGTGCATAAATACATTTTAAACGGTCGTGAAGTTTTAGAAGATTGCGGCTACATCGCGGGCAAATATATTCCGATCGTTCCGTGTTACGGTAAACGCTGGTTTATTGATAACGTAGAGCGTTGCATGGGGCATGTGCGTTTAGCTAAAGATGCGCAACGATTAAAGAATGTACAACTTTCTAAAATTGGTGAAATTGCAGCTTTGGGTTCGGTTGAAAAGCCCATCTTTGTTGAGCAGCAAATTAAAAATCATGCACTAACTTGGGCTGATGATAATGTTAAGCAAAACCCATATTTGGTAGTTGATA